GAGAAGAACGCGGCCGTTTACTTCGCTACAAACTTAGAGAACGGGTTCCTTCAGTCTATGGTCCTTAAAATGGTGGGCGACCCTAACGACGTTTCCGGCAAGAAGGATGGCAACGATGAGGATATTACCAAAGGGAAGTTACTGGATGAAATGTTAACCCACGACTTTTCAGGTCCAAAGCGGGCGCATAAGATAATGACCCTGTGGGGAAACAACAAAGAAGAATGGCCCGAGCTTGCAGCTTTCCCTACAAATGCGAATTCAGATTTATATCGCGTCCAGGATGAACAGGCCACCCGGAAGATAAGCATAGCTACCAAAGTCCCCGCTATTCTAGCCAATGTAAACGACGCTAATAACTTCGGGGGGGAGCAGATTCGCCCAGCGGTGAAATTAATGCAGCAACGCGCCAAACGGCCACAGGATTTGTTGATAGACTATTACTCGGATATGTTGAAACGGTTCATTAATCCTGTCACCGTTCCGATAAAAATAGTCCCTTATAACCCGTTCCCAGAATTAGAGAGCATAGATCCGCAAGTGTGGGGCGTAATGACGCTGGAAGAACAACGGAAATGGACACAAGACCACACAGAAATAGAATTAACGCTTACTACCCCTCAAACACCGGCTGCACCTGTCGAAAACAGGTTTGTGAACCTACATTTTGACTCTTATCCGGCGGGAGCGAAGGCAAATGCTAAACGGGCGGTAGAATGGGAGGAAAAAATGCAAACTTTCTGTCAACCGAAGAAGGGAAGGATGTTGACAGACCAGATTTTGAACGGAATTCCACTGGGACCGAAGGAAATCAAGCGTTTATCACGGTATTTAAGTAAAAATACTATACACAAAGACAAACCTTATGGCGAAAGCTGCGAGGCGGTGATGTATGACGCGTGGGGAGGGTCTGAAATGATGGTTTGGGCTAACGAAAAAGTAAAAGAGTTAAATGGCAAAGCTGATTAACTACCAATATCTCCGGGTCGAGGCTGACATTTCACAAAATGTCAAAGACCTTGAACTGGACAACCCCATTAAGCGGTCTGAAGAGATGCTGGCTATGCTTATAGGTGACGCTTTATACGCTGAATTGGTGTCAGAGAACCCCAATTTTACAGGGGGGAACATTACGCTCATGCCCTACGTGAAAAAGTTCTTAGCGTGGCAGGCCTATCAGTTCTGGTTGCCAAAGGCCAACTTTAAAACGCACAATTCGGGACTAAGAGTCCATGAAGAGGAGAACAGCCGGGCGGCAAGTTCAGAAGAGATGGCCAATTTAATCCGTGACGCTAAGATGTGGTGCCAGACGCAAAAGGATAAGCTAGTACAGTACTTAGAGAATAACTGTGATGGGTATCCGCTGTACAACTGTCAGTGTAACGATACTTCTAAAACGGGGACGGGCTTTCATATTACTTCGGTAGGTAATCATCCGACAGGGTGCGGGTGTAATTCATGCAGACATGGACATTCATAACGAATTCATAGCCAATAAGAAAGACCTTGTGTTTTATGCAGGGAAAGCGATACTTAACAAAGTACACGCCTTCTTTGATATTAATGGGGATGCGTGGGACTTTTCAGCCGCTATTGGGTTCACGTTTACCATCTGGCAGGAGCGGGAGGGGGGATTAGAGATGATTGCATGGACGTCTCCTGGTAACCTTCCTCAGACAACTTCGACTAATGAGATAACATTGAATGCACTGGCAACGGACACAGATATTGAATTAGGAAAGTATTACTATGAAATGGAATATTTAGTGTCCGGGGGTTACTCAGTTTTAATTGCTTATGGTGAAGCTAAGTTTATATGAACTTCACCTTAAATGATAATGCTGTAAACTTTGAGTTAGAGGATAGAAAGGATTTTGAACTGGGGGAAGATAGACTAAGTTTCAAACTCAATGCGATCACGGAGGTGCCGGAAGCTTCGGGATGTTTCAGATTACTGGAAGACGGTTTTTTCAGGCTCTTGGAAGACGGGGACGTCAGGGTATTAGAACAATGTGATCAGGGATTTGACTACACACTTGATTTTACTTTATGATAACCTATAACGATAAAGTTCAGTTCGAATCTAATCCTCTTCCTGAGGTAAATAAATGGAGTGCAGATGACGCCAATCAGGTTAAAGGTCAAGTCAATACGACTATAAATGATTTAAATAGTGCTATAAGTAATTTGAATACAGCTATTACCAATTTAACGAATTTAACCGCAGTTGTTAATTTGAAGATGACCATCCCGGTGATGCAGTCTTATGTTCCTGTTCATACTGGATGCTCATTGGACCCTACACTATTGGTCGCGAATTATATACAGTTGGGAAGATTATGTATTATCAATGTGAATTTCAGTGCATTTGGAACAAGTAACGCAACTACAAAAACGATAACATTACCGGTGGCGGCAGCATCAGTGCAACCATTTATAATTACAGGTTTTGTTGGTGCTGGGGGTCCTGAGGTGATAAAAGTATCTACGAGGGTAAATAGTATCATTGCAGATGTTTATAGGAATGTTGCGGAAGCAAATTGGCCTGTATCAGGAAACTATTTACCGATATTGAATTTTGCTTACATAACGATCTGACGATGTCAAACAAGAAAATTACCGAACTCCCAGCCGCCGGTGCGTTAACAGGCGCAGAACTTGTGGAGACTGTTCAAGGTGGAATAAATGTTCAAACTACATCCGGTGGAGTATCTGATCCTGATACTACCGCCGTAGCTTTGGTGGACGATGCCTCTATGGCAATGACCGGTCAAAAACATACATTATCTACATCTTCTGCAACCCGAACTTTTACGATTACTTATACTGGTGACGATATAACATTGGTAATTACGTTAAGTGCCGCTACCTCAACGCTTACTTTTCCAGCCACTTCGCTTTGTGTTTCAGAGGGGGTGGCTTCAGGGGATAACACGTGTCCATTAGCGGGGGTCTCCGGAGACAAGTATGTAATAGCAATTAAAAAGGTAGGCAGTGCCTACTATGTGGTGTGTAAAAACTTCGGACAATGAGTTGGTTCCATGCTATGTTAACGGCTGGTTCTCAATTTAATCCTGGTGGTGGAACGGATTATTATGTTTCAGAATCAGGGACTGGCAGTGGTTTAAGTGCAGCGACACCTATGAGTCCAGCCAGCTTTCTTTTAGTTGTGTTGGTTGATGCCGACAGAGTTTTCTTTTTAGAAGGAGATGAATTTTAATTTATGAATAACGATATCATTGAATATAGCATACCATCTTTTAAAGAACTTTCTAAAAAGTGGGAAGCGCCAAGAATCAGGATTAAAAAGCTACTTCCTGATCTGACTATTTATCCATCACGATGGACCTATTTAGTCTCAAACGAGAAACGACCGCACACAATTACGTTAGAAGAGTTCAGGAAGAAGAAACTCAAAGCCGGAGATAAAGTTTATTTTGAGCGTGGACAGATTTACAATTGGGCTGAATACGATGTAATTACAGACGATAACACATTCGGTTCGTTTGGCTCTGGCGCTGATCCTATATTTTACGGATCTGATTCATACATCGCAGCAACATGGACATCTGAAACCGGAGGATATTATTCGACCCCGCTTGCTACTGCTCCATTATGGGTTGCAATTAACGGTGAATGCGCAAGGCAAGGGGAGACGGATTGGATTCCGACAATTACGAATTCAACTTCGAATACTATTGCCGGTGCTCCGGCAACATTGAATGCTTTTAATTCTGTGATGTTGTTGGCTAATAATACCAAGCTAAGGATGAAAGAGTTTTTTTTCAGACTTTCTTATGAGCATTTAGTTACGGGATATAACACAGGGACCGGTTTAATGAATATTGGAGCCGGTGGTGTTGTGGGAGGTGTGCAGGGAATGCCTTTTAAACTATACGGGCAAAAGCAATTTGCAACCTTGGAGGGTGATTGGTGGTATGATGATCCAAATAATAAACTGTGGATTAAAACGGTAGCAACTCCATCGGGAACAGACATTCGGGTAATAACAGAAAATTATGCTTTTAAAGTTAACGGGGCAAGTAACGCAACCTTTGAAAATATAGACTTCACACAGTATTATAACACAGCGATCGACGCACCGGATGCGCCAAACATCACAGTTAATAACGTAGATGTACACGACAACCGTACAAACGCGTTCATGTTCTACGGTAATAATACAACGTTTACGTTATCAAATTTTGCACTTGAGCGAATAGGACTTAATGCAATTCACATCGGGGCTGTTTCTGGTGGTTCAATAACTGACGGTACAATTGAACATACGGGCAAACAGGATAATATAGGATGGCCTCATGATACCTATTGGATTAAAACTGGTGGTGTCCCTATCTGTTGTTTCTGGGATTCCGGGGAGTCTGTAACGCAACCTGATAACGTAGATATTGACTCTGTTGTAATGTCCAATGCAGGATATATAGGAGTACTTTTTATTGGGGATAACCACAGTGCAACAGAATGTATAGTCCATGACTTTTGTGAAAAGTGGAACGATGGCGGGGGATTCTACACAATTCACAGAAACACGTTAGGCACATCAACTAAGAATATAACATTTACGAGATGTCATGCTTATAATGGCATTGGCTCTATAGAGGGCATAACACCTGATGCGCTACTATTTAGCCATGCAGAAGGTTTTTATATTGACAACGGTAGTGAGTTAGTAACTATAGACGAGTGTGTAGCTTATAACAATTCGGAATTTGGAATACTGTGCAACTGGGATACTCAGAAAACGACTATTACAGACTGTATTGTTTATGGCAATTTAAATTCAGGGGTGTGCTTCAGAGAGGATACAGCTGGGGGGTCTTCTCCCGTATTTCCAAATAATGATGGCAATATATTCACAGGTAATATTATTACTGCGTCTGATTTAAATTACTGCGTTGAAATCATTAGCTTCAATGGTAGCACTACTTATAACCCTTTCTCTGATTCTGGTGATTCGGATAATAATAAATATGTAAGACCGTACGGAAGCTCTGTAAATGCTTCACGGTCTACCCAGCTAGGAACCCAAACGCCGTATGCCATTGCAGCATGGCGTACCCGTATTGCTGATGACGCGTCTAGTACGGAGCGTTATGAGTCAACCTATAGGTATAAAAATCCTCTTAAAACCAGGGCTGAGGAAGTCAGGATAGCAACCAATGAAACATCCTCTACGACAACATTCAACGGTACAGGTTACCACAGCATAACAGGATCAGCACTTGGAAGCAGTGAAAATATTGCAGCGTTTAGTGCTGTTGTTTATTTGGTTGATACGTGGCCGGTTCCAGATTATTTATTCGATGATTTTGTAGCTGCAAACGGAACAGCTATCGCAGGACGTACCCCGCCAGTAGGGCCTATCCCCGTAATTGACGCGGGAACACATACGATACAATCTCAAGAAATGGTGTCCAGTGTTGGTGGGGTTGTTAATTGGGATATAGCTCAATCAAATTTCGATTTTACTGTAAGAACAAGGTGTACAACTACACTAGCGGGGTCTGGTAGTGGACTTGGAACATATTTCAGGCGTGTGAATGATAACAACAGAATGGTTATCAGTTTTTCGACTACATCGATAACGTTATATGAGTTTAATAACAGTGCATCTGTTACAAATACCTGGGTAGTTTCCCGGACGTTTGGTAACAATGACACTTATTTCATTTCGGTTCGTGCAAACG